GAAAGAAAAATCGTGAGGCTTCTGGGCATGACTGGACTGCAATTTTTGATTGTATGTCCAAGATTCGCCAAGAGTTGAAAGACCATTCGCCGTATAAAGTGATTGACATTCATGGCGCCGAAGCTGATGATATTATTGGTGTATTGACACAGGCATATTCCAAGAATGAAGCCGTATTGATTTTATCATCCGATAAAGACTTTGTTCAATTGCAAATTTATCCGAATGTTAAACAATATTCACCAACAATGAAAAAGTTTATTCAAACAAATGATCCAATCAAACAATTGAATGAGTTGATTGTTACTGGCGATAAGGGTGACGGTATTCCAAACATCTTGTCACCTGATACTTGTATCATTGATGGCATTCGCCAAAAATCTGTGACCAAGAAGTTTCTGGAAGAAGTTGCTGAAACGGGCACAAGTAAATTTAATGAAACGCAAATGCGGAATTGGTCGCGGAACAAACAGTTGATTGATTTGACTATGATTCCTGGACCAATCTCAAAAAACATTATAGATACATACATAGAAACAAAACCAGCAACCCGCCAGCAATTTATGAATTACATGATTGCGAATCGGCTAAAGAATTTGCTGGAAGTAATTGATGAATTTTAAGGAAAATAAATGAATGATTTGATGTATCACGAAATCTTTGCTTTGTTTGAGAAAACAGAAAAGAGAGCAGATAAAATTAATGTTTTGCGACAACATGGCGATAAAAATCTCAAAGAATTTTTGGTTGCAGTTTTTAATCCAAATGTAATTTTTGACGTAGAGATTCCAGAATATAAACCAGCAAAAGAACCTGAGGGTCTAAACATCCTCTATTTGCACAATGAGGTACCGAGATTGTACCGATTCATTGTCGGGCATCCTCGCAGGGCTCAAGGATTGACTGCTAAAAAGCAATTGAATTTGTTAATTCCATTATTGGAAGCACTTCACAAAGATGAGGCTGATTTGCTTGTTAGGGCTATGAAGAAAGATTTGCGTATTCCTTTTCTCACGCCAAAACTAGTCAAAGATGCTTTTCCGGATATTGATTTAGGAGATTGAAATGTCTGATGGTGGTAAAGGCAGTAAGCCGAGACCATTTAGCGTTGCCCAACATGAATATGATACTCGGTGGGATGCAATTTTTGGTCGTGACTTAAAAAGTGATGAACGTTTGATTGAAATGCCTGGCACGATTGGTAGTGCCAAGGTGATTTTTAAGGATGAAAATGAAAGTAGCGGTAATAACACCGACAATCGGAACTAAGTATCTCAGTAAGTGTATTGAATCCGTTGACAGTCAAACATATGATGATTTGACGCATTACGTTTTCATGGATGGTATTCAGCATTGGAAAGAAGTTGATGAAATCATTGAAGGTTCTGAAAAAGTCCGTGTAATAAAAATTGAAGAAAATGTGGGCAAAGGTTGGTACGGGCATCGTGTTTATGCCGCATGTTCATTTTTGGTAAATGCTGATATAATTATTTACCTTGATGAAGACAATTGGATTGATCCGTGTCACGTTGAAAAACTTGTTAAGGTGATACAAAAAGGAAATGATTGGGCTTATAGCCTTAGAAAGATTTATGATAAAGATGAAAAATTACTCTGCGAAGACAATTGCGAAAGTCTTGGAAAGTGGCCTGTTTTCTTTGACGAGAAAGTTAACCACATTGATACTTCCAGTTTTGCTATTAAGCGTGATATTGCTGTTCGCATTGGTCACGCATGGTATGGGCAGTGGGGCGCTGATAGACAATTTTATCAAGCACTATCAACCCATTTTCCCAATTACGATTGCACCAATGCACACACCTTATGCTATCGCTTAGATGGTAATCCGAATTCTGTGAAAGCAGATTTCTTTGAGAGTGGTAATGCTATCAATGCGACAAAATATAATGGAAGTTTCCCATGGAAAAAGAACAAGTTAATGCAAATAGAACCGCGCTCATTACCGGTGGGTCAGGTTATCTCGGTTCGCACCTAAGTAAAAAATTAAAACAACAAGGATGGAAAGTCATCATCCTTGACATAAAAGAACCCACACATTCTTATGTGGATTCATTTTATTGTGGTGACATTCGGCGAAAGTATTTTCTAGAAAGTATTTTTCAAAATCATTTTGTAGATGTTGTATTTCATCTCGCTGGTCGGATTGAAGTCGGTGAATCAGTAAAAGATCCTACCGAATTCTGGGAAGTCAATGTTGGTGGAACAGTCTCAGTTTTAAATGCGATGAAAAGAAATGGCGTGAATACAATCATCTTTTCTTCAACTGCAGGTGTCTATTGGTCAGGTGCGATAGAGATACCAGAAGATGAATGCACCACAAGCAACAATCCTTACAGTAATAGTAAAATGTCTTGTGAATATGCTATTGAAGATTCTGGTATGAATTATGTAATTTTTAGGTATTTCAATCTGGCTGGCGCTGATCCTGATGGAGAAATGGGTGAAAGCCATGAGCCAGAAACACATCTAATTCCCAGAATTCTACAAAATCTAAATACCGTTGAAGTGTACGGAAATGACTATGACACACCAGATGGAACATGCGTTAGAGATTATGTTCACGTTTGTGATGTTGTTGATGCACACTTAGAAGCGGTAAAATATCTTGACAATTATGGCGAATCTGGAGTTTTTAATCTAGGTTCAGGAGTTGGTTATAGTGTTCTTGACGTTATAAAAACAGTTAAAAAAGTAACAAGTAAAAAAGTAAAATATAATATAGTGCCAAAGAGAGAAGGCGATCCAAGTCATTTGGTCGCTGATATCACCAAAGCAAAAACCATTTTGAATTTTAATCCAAAACATGATATATCATCCATCGTCAAATCGGCCTATGAGTGGGAAGAGATTAGGTCAACCACCTGAAGACATACCGTTCAACGTTCAAGATAAATTTGATAATGTATTCCTCGACAATCATATCTTTTTCTTGAGTGGCGACATAAATGAAGAAAATATTCTCAAGGCTACTCAATGGCTAGTTTATGAAAATGCTTATCCCAATTCTGAAAAACTTTTACAGTTGTATATCAATTCTACGGGCGGCGATTTGTATCAAGCACTTGGTTTAATTGATATGATGCGTATAAGCAAAAATAGAATTCGCACAATTGGTGTCGGTGCTGTTATGTCAGCCGCATTTCTAATCTTTGCATCTGGTGAAAAAGGCGAAAGATTAATTTCTAAAAATTGTGGTTTGATGTGTCACCAATATTCCGACACATACGAAGGAAAACACCACGATTTAAAGTCATTCACAAAAGAGGCTGAATTGACTAATCAAAGAATGTTAAATATACTTCAAGAAGCTACGGGTATGAGTGCCCGTGATGTAAAATCCAAACTTCTTTCACCTAGCGATGTTTGGATGTCAGCCGAAGAAGTTATTAAGCTAGGTGTAGCAGACCGCATTCTTTAACGGAGGTTAATCAAAGAGAAAATGATTGGTGGCACTAAAGTAGAACGAGTCTACAAAACTAAATTTCGGAAAAAAGAAGATTCAGTATCCGACTGGAAACAACCCAAGCAAAAACACCACGATAAATCTTTTTATCGTTTGGCAAAGGAAGAAAGCAATGAGTATCACTCAAGTTATCCAAAAGCAAATAAAAGAAATTGAAGACAGAATCAAAACAGATTCTGGTGATGTTGCAGACCTCAAGAAGGCTTTAGCCCGCTTGAAAATGCAGGAATTTGAAGAAGATATAAAAGAATCTGATAATAGACAACTATTACAAGGTTAATGTTGTAGGAAAACAACAAGTCGCTTGACAGGATTATCCATTGTGCTATACTAAGCATTATGAATATTCCAACAATCGGTTCAAAAGTTTCCATTACTGTCCGTTTTAGAACTAATTACTTATACGCTCCAGAGCCGTATGAAGATGTAGAATTAACGGGTACAGTTGTTAAAAGTCAACGATGGGTTGATGCGGATAGTTTTTCACTTGAAACTACCGATGCATCATATCCAGTCAAAATAATTCCGTCCAAATGGCTACGGAATGTTAAAGTAATTTCTGGCTCGGTTCAGAGTATCAGAAAATTCAAGGTCGCAGGTAGCAAAGGCGAGTATACCGTAACGCAAAACGGCAAGCATTACTCCTGCACCTGCATCGGCTTCAAATACCACGGAAAATGCAAGCACATAACCGCTGTTGCTAAAATGTAACACTATGCTTGCAAAATATTCTGGCTTGTGTTATACTGACTTATGTTTGTTAATTAGGAGTTTATATGAACGAATGGGATCGTGACAATCTAAATTTTTTGTCGAGTTGCTCTCGGGCAGAATTGTTTGA